GTTTCAGTGACCTATTTAATGGTGCCCCCGGTACATCTGATTGGTCAACTGCAAACGGTCGTGGTGAATTAGATGAATTGCATGTTGCAGTTTATGATAAAACTGGTGATATTACTGGTTTTTCTGTTGATGTTAAAGGTCAACGCACAGCGTCAATAATTGAAGTTTTTCCGGCAATGTCTAAGAACTCAGCAGCGAAGACAACACAGGGTGGAAATAACTACTACCCAGATGTTATCTTCCGTGGTTCTGGATTTATTTACTGGACAGACCATCTTTCTGCTGGTACTAACTGGGGTACAGACATTGCCACAGGTACGGACTATACACTAGTAAGTGGAGTTGCAGTTGATACACTAACTGGTGGAACGGATGATTACTCCGTTACTGCTGGTGAAATGGAACTTGCTTATGACAAGTTTGCTGACACAGAAAATCTTGACATCAACCTAGTTATGGGTGGTCCAAGTTCTGCTGTTGCAGATACAGAAGCTGGTCAGGATACACACGTTACAATGATCACTGATCTTTGTGAACTTCGTAGAGATTGCGTTGGTTTCGTATCTCCTTATCGTGGTGCAACAGTTGGTGTTACATCATCCGTCACTCAGACAGTTAATGTGAGACATGCCTTTGACAAATGCCCATCGTCTTCTTACATGGTATTCGATAGTGGATACAAGTACATGTATGATAAGTACAACGATGTATATCGTCATGTTCCTTTGAACGGTGATACTGCTGGTCTTTGTGCAAATACAGATGCTGTTGCTGATCCTTGGTTCTCACCAGCGGGTTACAATCGTGGTGGTGTTCGTAGTGCAATTAAACTTTCTTATAACCCACAGAAAGCAGATCGTGACATTCTCTATAAGGCTCGGGTTAACCCAGTGGTTGATTTCCCCGGTCAGGGTGTTACACTCTTTGGTGATAAGACTGCTCTTTCCAAACCAAGTGCATTTGACCGCATTAACGTGCGCCGACTGTTCCTTGTTCTTGAAAAGGCAATTGCCACTGCTGCTAAGTTCCAACTCTTTGAGTTCAACGATGAATTCACAAGGGCGCAGTTCCGTAATCTAGTAGAACCTTTCTTGCGGGATGTGCAGGGTCGTAGAGGTATTTTCGACTTTAAGGTAGTTTGTGACACAACTAATAACACTGGTGAGGTCATTGACCGTAACGAGTTTATTGGTGACATCTACATCAAACCAGCAAGGTCAATCAACTTTATTACACTAAACTTCATCGCCGTTCGAACTGGTGTTGCGTTTAGTGAGGTAGGAGGTTAATCATGGCTAATATAGATGACTTTAAAGCAAGCTTAATCGGTGGTGGTGCAAGAGCCAACCAATTTAGGGTAACTATTACTCCACCATCAGGTATCGCAATTGGTCTTGATACTCGTAGAACTTCGTTTCTTGTAAAGGCTGCAACTTTACCAACTCGAACTATTGGTGAAATTGAATTGAAATTCCGTGGTCGTACTATCTACATGGCAGGGGATCAGACACCAGTAGAGGCGTGGGAAACTACATTCATTAATGATACGGACTTTGGTATTAAGAATGCAATTGAACTTTGGTCAAATGGTATCAATGATTTTGCTCTTAATACTGGTGTTGTATCACCTTCTGACTATCAGACAGACTTAACTGTTGAACAGTTGGATCGTGACGAAACAGTTCTGAAGACATATATTCTTCGTAACTGTTGGCCAACGACAAGTGGTTCTGCAATTGAACTGAGTATGGAGACTGAAAGTGCAATTGAAGAATTTTCAGTTTCTTGGAGATATCAACACTTTGAAGCTTCTGGCGTAAACTTCTAATTTGAACCTACTAAATAGACAGTAGGAGATAAAAAGATTATGGCAGAATTATTCGGCTTTTCAATACAAAAAGCACAAAAGGATGCGGGGTCTCGTGAGAAAACTTTCACGGACCCCACTTCTGATGACGGCGCAATTGAGATTGCAGGCGGTGGATTCTTTTCATCTGTACTAGATACAGATGGTCGGGAACGCAACGAGCTTGACCTTATTCGTCGTTATAGAGATATTTCTATGCAATCGGAGTGTGATGCTGCGATTGAAGATATCGTGAATGAAGGTATCATTTCAAATTTAAATGATATTCCAGTTAACATAGACCTAACCAACTTACCTTATAACGATAAAATTAAAAATCGTATTAGAGTAGAGTTTATGGAGGTCTTGCGTCTTCTCAATTTTAATGAGAAGGGTCATGACATTTTTCGCCGGTGGTATATTGACGGAAGAATGTTTTATCACAAAGTTATTGATAACAAAGACCCCCAAAAGGGTCTAACACAACTTAGATTTATTGACCCAAGTAAAATCCGTAAGGTTCGTGAAACAAAAAAAGACCCCGATCCAAGTGTCAATGGTATTGAGATGATCACTAAAGTAGATGAGTATTATATCTACAGTGATAAAGGTTTTGCAGCATCTGGTTCACAGGGTAATGATCAGGGAATTAAGATTGCTGCTGATTCGATAGTGTATGTTCCATCAGGACTACTTGATAATAACTCAGGTCGAGTTATCTCCTATCTACATAAAGCAATCAAACCAGTTAATCAGTTGCGTATGATTGAAGATGCGATTGTTATCTATCGTATCTCCCGTGCGCCTGAGCGTAGAGTTTTTTACATTGATGTTGGTAATCTACCAAAAATCAAAGCAGAACAATATCTAAAAGATGTGATGAACCGTTATCGTAACAAGTTAGTTTACGATGCAACTACGGGAGAAATTCGAGATGACCGAAATCATATGTCAATGCTTGAAGATTTCTGGTTGCCTCGGCGTGAGGGTGGTAGAGGTACAGAGATTAGTACACTACCCGGCGCTGCTAATCTTGGGGAAATAGATGACATCGTATACTTCCAACGAAAACTATACCGTTCACTTAACGTGCCGATTTCAAGACTTGAAGCCGAAAACGGATTCAGTATGGGACGAGCATCAGAAATTACCAGAGACGAACTCAAGTTCACTAAGTTCGTACAACGTATTCGTAAGAAATTTACCCCCCTATTCACTGACCTGCTCAAGACTAACTTACTCCTTAAAGGAATAATTGCGCCAGAAGATTGGCCTCGTATGCAAGAGCATATTCAGTATGACTTTATGGAAGATGGTCACTTTGCAGAGTTGAAGGATGCAGAACTTCTTAATGACCGTATTCAGACACTTGACGGTATTCAGTCCTACATTGGAACATTTTTCAGTAAGGAATATGTATTGAAGAAAGTTCTGAATATGACTGATGCTGAAATCCAAGAAATGCGAGCTCAGATGAAGAAAGAGCTTGATACTGATCCATTGGATGGTGGTATTGATATGCCAGATGGTGGTGATGGTATCACAAGATATCCACAGGATGGCGATGGTGGAGTTATTTCACCGGATCAAATGCCAGACTATGAGGAACCAGAACAAGATGGTAAACCAAATGATGATCAAAAATTTGATAAAGGAGATAAGTAATGAGTAAGGAATTTGTAGATGCTCTTGTAGATAACAACAATATCGAAGCAGAGAAAGCATTTAGTATCACAATGGCCACTAGGGTCGGTGATGCTTTAGAGGTTAAACGTAGAGAACTTGCTAACACATTTGTCAAATATCAGAATAAGGAAGCAGATGGAAATGAAGAGGATTGAGGAAATCTATGAATCTACAGTTGTAGAGAAAGATGAACACAGGAAATCACAGCAATATAAACGCCTTTCACCCAAAATGAAAGACGCAGTGGACGATTTATTCAAAAAAATGGATGCGAAACCTTCAGATTTCCTAAATAGTTTCGAAAGAACAATTACAGATGTATCTAAGAAATATAAAGTTCCTGAGAGGGAACTTCTTGGATATTTCGAAAAAGAAATGTTAGCGATCTAGGGGATAAGAATGGCTATTGTTGCAAGAGTACTCAGAGATACCGTTGTTAATGCGCCGGGCGCTGGCGGTACAGTTACGCTTAAGGTTGATATTGAAGATGATGCTGCAGCCGATGGTGCTATTTTAGACGGAAGCACATTAGATGGACATGCGAACGGTGCAAAACTACACATTGCCAGAATTTGGTGGGCATTGACTCAAGGTAGTGCTGATGATGATACTGGTCATGTAGAAATTCAAGAAGTATCTTCTGGAACAGATATTGTTCAGATTAGACTTGCCGGAACTGGACACTATGATGGTTCTGCTGGTGTTATCCCCGGCACTGCTGCGAACACAACCGCAACTTCTAGTGACCATCAAATAACTACTTTTGGTACATCTGGATTTGTTATTATCGAATTCAAAAAAGACGAAAACTATACATCGTAGGACATATTAATGTTACAATCTCATACTCATAAAGAAGTTGAAAAGGCTGTTATTAGAAGTCAACATACCCAAAGAAATTGGGATTTGACTAAAAAAATTCCACAAGAAGACATTGATACAATGCTTCAAGCAGTAACTAATTGTCCTAGTAAGCAAAATATTGCATTTTACAAAGTCCATTTTATACAGGACCGTAATGTTATAGAAGATGTGCATGATAACACTTATGGGTTTAGTACATTTATCTCAAGAAAGGGTGCAGCATATGATCCTTCTGAGAATGGAAAACTAGGTAAAGTTAGAAAAAGAAATACAGAGACTAACCCACAAACACTTGCTAACCTTTTAGTTATCTTTGAAGAATACAATTTTTTGGATGATTTAAAAGACGACATTCATAGAAATGAAGTTACTAGAGATTTTTTGATGAACGGTACATTAACTGATTATGATAGGGAAGAACTAGAAAGAGATAAAAACATTGCAGTTGGTATTGCTGCTGGTTATCTAAATGTTATTGCATCTCTTATGGGTTATAGAACTGGATGTTGTCAGTGTTTTGATATTGAAGCAGTTAAAGAAGTTGCACTTTTAAAAGAAAAACCATTACTACTAATGGGTGTTGGTTTTCCACAAGAGGGTGTTAATCGTAAACAACATCATATTAGAGATTTTGAATTTCTTAGCAAAAAGAAACAACCAATCAAATACGAAGTATGGGATTAAGGATAGAACAATGAAACTATTTTCAGAGGCAGTCGAAGACGTAGAGTATATCTGCGAAGCAAAGGAAGACGGTAGTAAGAACTACAAGATTCGTGGTATCTTTATGCAGGCTGACATCAAGAACCGTAATGGTCGTGTCTACCCTATGGAAATACTCAACAAAGAGGTAACTAAATACAATAAGAACTTTATTAAAGAGAATCGTGCATTTGGTGAACTTGGACATCCAGACGGACCAACCGTAAATCTGGAACGAGTTTCTCATATGATTACGTCCCTAGAACCTAATGGAAAAAACTTTATTGGTGAAGCAAAGATTATGTCTACACCAATGGGTGAGATTGTGAA